TATATAAGTAGTCTCCTTCGTCCACAATCGGCTTTTTGTAAACAAGCCTATCTAGTCCAAAATAATCAAATTTATCTTTTTTAAATCCCATTGATTCAAACATTTTTTGTGCTGTCATAACTTTTTCAACCTTTCTTGCTCTCTTTTGGCTTTTTCTACTTTAAAAGCAAACACTTGATCATCATCAATATTAAACATCACTTTCAATTGATATAACATAATTTCAACGTCAGCTATTTCTTCAATTAAATTAGCATAATACTCCGGTTCAGCTGGTCTATCTTCATAGCGTAGCATCTTATTCACTGCTTGAATTAATTCAGCGCACTCTTCCATTAACTGTCTACATTGTGGTTCTTTGCCATATTTTTCAAGCGATTGTCTAAATATCCTTTTTGTTTCCGTTACTTTATCTATATATTCATCAACATTAAATTCTTCTATTTTATTCATCATCTATTACCTCGCAATTATCTAGAATGTTTTGAATTAAAGTAGGTTCTTCATCTTCCCATGAAAGAAAATCAAATATTTCTTTTTTGAAAGCATCTCTAAAGCCAGCAATATTACCCCTACCATATACAGTCCATCTTTTGTTTTTATCTTGTGTATATTTTTCAGGCTTAAATTTATAACACCAAACAGCACCGTCTTCATCTTTTGCAATCCATTCATACTTATCATTTAAACTTTCTAAAAAGTATTTAGTTGCTAAAGGAATTTTAACCTTTGGTTTTGGTTCAATATATTCTTTGTACAACCATTTTGTTTTATTTTGAGGACAACTACCAAAAGGATTGCTTATAAATTCGCACCTTTCGCAAATATTAATACACCTGACACATTCATCGTTTTTTATCGCAAAATTATAATTTAATTCTTTGATTTTTTCTTCATACGCTTCAAAATTTTTCATATCAATACACCCCTAAATAGTAACGTTTGATATTTTTCTCACCGAATTTATCAATGAGATTTTGAACTGTTTCCTCACTGTCAAAATAAATATCTTTATGTTGAACACTAAAAAGACAATCATGTTTTATTTTTTTATTCACGTGGTCATACCAAATATAATAATTATTGCTATTATATTTAAATTCTCTAGAAGCGTCTCTGAAAGCTCTTTGAATGTCACAATAAAGTTGACATTCTTCTTTTGTTTTAAATATACGATTGTATTTAATAATATTTTTATTTATCTCTCTTTCATCACAAATAAAAATAGTTGGGTTTAAATTATAATTTGCTGTCCAATATTTTTCTCCATTTTTAGGCTTCCAGCCTTTTGGTGTTGGTTCAAAACTGTTTTTGTTCTTTTTAAGTTCTTCTAAAACTTTTCTAACTTCTTCTAACATAGTTTCTAATTCTTTTACTGTTTTCATTGTTGTTCCTCCTTAGTACCGTTTTTTCTGCAATCTACAGATTTTTTTACACCTTAACCTTTCTTAACGCTTTAATCTGTATAAACACAAATAGTGTTTCCTTCCACTCGATAGCCAAAACATAAATTACCACCATCACAAAGAAGAGCAATTTCTCTATCAGTTAAATTAGGGGCGTTTTTAAGAACTGTATATTTTACATGAGCGTATCCAACGTTATTGCATGACACAACAACATCGTAGTCATCCATGTTGATTTCACTAGGTCTTCCAATCTTAAATTTGTATTTTTCCATTAATTCCTTATATGTTTCATAATTTGATTTTTCATTTCCCATTTTTATAATTCCTCCTTAACGATATCTTTCATGTCATTTTTGTAATAACAATCTTCACATACTGCATAGCCAAATCCACTGCTATTCAAGATGATTCTTGATGTATAAGAAGTTCCGTACATGATTTTCTTTTCGCATTCACAACAGGCAACTTTCTTGTTCATATCATCTTCGTAATATGTAGACCCTTCAGGCAATGCATAATCTTCATATTGGCCGGTTTCCAAATCATATTTTCTAGCAAAAGCATGATCCATTGCAGTTTTTAATAAATCAAAATACTTTAAAGCATCATCTTGTGTCATATCTTTGTAATTTGCATCAAGGACAACAACACCATGTTCCTTACATAACTTTGACCATTCTTTACCTGTCATTGATATCACGTCCTGCAACTGGTTTATTGCGCATGAAGTCTTCAAAATCCATATTGCAATCGGAACAGATTTCTGCTTTCTTTCTTACAAGTCCCATGCCACCATCACTTTTCAATCCACCTGCTTGATATGAGATTTTATAATTATTGACCTCTTTGGTTTTGAAAACTCTTTTACATCTATCACATCGAACAATTCCTCTATCTATTTTCATGATTCGCTTCCTCTCTTCTTTTCTTGGTGATCATAGAAAGTCTTTCATTTCTTTCTTTGATTCTTAAATTTTGCATTCTCAAACGATAATTTTCATTTTCCAGATACGCAATTTTTTTCTTGAGGGGCAAATAATTACCTTCACCCCATTCAAGAAATAATTTTCTTAATTCATCACACTTTGACATCTCTTAATTTCCTGTTCAATTTTCTTAAAAGTTTGTAAGGAAATGGATTTTCTTCTAAATATTCAAAATAGCTGACTGTTGTTGAAAATCCCTTTATTCCATCAAAATTTCCATGTGAGTAAGGTGTAGCAATGATTTTATTCAAAGCAGCTTCAATATCACCATCAACAATCCTTTTATCAGCACTACCCATGCACATTGCATTTCCTGTCAACATGTTTGGCATTGCATATTCATACAATTCGGTATCTCCTACTTTGTATTTCTTATAGCAGTAACATTGGATGCCTTTTACGATTTTGTTGTCATATCGAACGATATAAATAGCATTAGGAAAATTTATTTTGTATGAATGATTATTATAAGTAACATATTGCATATGCTCAGGTTGCTTTATAACAGCATAATCAATACCAGCGCCTATCGTGTTTTCAGAAAACAATTTTATGTTTGTTTTCTCATGCTGATCTTTGATAAAAAAATCATTAAAAAGTTTTACCAGTTCTTCTTTTGAAAGCATTTTGAATGTAATCTTCTCGTTTTGCTTGATACATAATTCAGCATCATCTTTTTTATTGTTTAAACGAATGATTGCTTCTCTCATTACATGATCACCTCGCTTTTTGTCTTTAATGTGTTTGAAAGAGCTGAAATCAAAGCATTTGAAGTAAATTTATAATCACAATCATCTACTTTTCTTTCGATTATTATTTGCAACAATTCCGTATTGTGTCTTTCTTTTTTTGAAACATTTGCCATGATTTCTAGAGCTTCATTTGCCACTCCAAAATTCAAATCAGGATATTCCCATCCTTCAATTTCAATGTTTCTTACGTTTCCTTTAACAAATTGACCATTTATAAATCGATATCCAAAACCATATAGCATTGCTCTTATTTGATAG